TAGGTTGCTAGGGCAAAATCCAGAGCATCTTCGAAATGCTCAGGGGTCAATTCGATCTTAACCATACCACCACCCAGACGACGAAATACCTCTTGAATTAGGATTTCTCTCTGTGTTTTCATATCTGATTCTCCACTGGGGTACTCCATATTTAGTAGGTGACAGCATAAGTAATAGGCAACGGGAGAATCGTTATGGCAAACATGTCAATGTGGGACAGATCCAAAAATGACGATTATTATTTCATTGACGGCCAAGTGCGGGAACAATTTAGAATAGGTGGAGTCGAGGTCCTCTTACACAAATATCTTGGAATTCATGACCAAGGTGAACAGGGAGATGCTACCCAACCCAGCAACGCCAAGTCTAGAAAGCAAGGCATTCGACAGATTCAAGACTTGTTCTTTTTGGAAAACCGAGATCGAGCCTACGATTCTAACGTATATGAAATGAGAGCTTCCTACAACGTCCAGGACACTGAGTTTGATATCAGGCAGTTTGGTTTGTTTCTAGAAGCCGATACCCTATATCTAGAGTTTCATATCAACGACACACTGGAGAAGATTGGGCGAAAGCTGATGTCCGGTGATGTTCTTGAATTCCCTCATATGAGGGATGATGCTCTGTTGGATGAAGACGCACCGGCGATAAACAAATTCTATGTCGTGCAAGACGTGAGTCGATCAGCTGGGGGTTGGTCTCAGGTTTGGAGACCGCATATCTTTCGAGTCAAATGTAAGCCACTCACTGATAGTCAGGAATACCGGGACATTCTTGAAAAGGCTGCAACTGATGCAAATGGAGATGATACTGGATTCAATATTCGGGATTTGATCAGCGACTTCAGAGATCAAATTGAGATAAGCGATGCCATTGTCGAGCAAGCTAACAGTGACGTCCAGCTGAGAAACTTTGAGACTGCCCACTTTTATGTGGTTCCCGGCGATGAGATGGGCAAGCAATATCCTTGGATTTTTGCAGGAGATGGTAAGCCACCAAATGGTGCCGAACTAGCGGGTTCTGGTATGAGCTTTCCCGACGATCCACAGGATGGTGATTGGTTTCTACATTTGGGAATGGAACCAAATGTTCTTTATCAGTTCGTAGGTAATCAAGAACTAGATCCATTCGGTCAACCAGTTGGATCAGGAGGAGGTGCTTGGTATCGAAGAGAAGTCGATTTGCGCAAAAAATGGCAGGCCGCTCATCGAATACTTCAAAGCTTTATCAACAACGACAATGTCAACATGATAGGCGGCCAGGAAGTCAAAGAAAAGACCGCACTTTCCAAAGCTGTCAAACCTCGTGCGGATTTTTAAGGAGAAGATATGAAAACCGGATCGAAAGGAATTAAATTAGTCAAAGAATTTGAAGGATTTAAGGCTCAGGCGTATCTTTGCCCTGCTAATGTTTGGACCATTGGTTATGGCACAACATCAGGCGTCAAGAAAGGTCAGATGGTAACTGAAGAGCAAGCAATCAAATTACTTCAAGACGATTTGGCGAAATTTGAAAAAGCAGTCAAGAACCTAGTTCGCGTTCCCCTGAATCAAGACCAGTTCGATGCACTCGTCGCGTTTGTTTACAACATTGGCGTAGGTGCATTTAGTAGATCAACCCTGTTGAGTCTACTAAATCAGGGTAACTATGAGGCGGTGCCCGAACAATTGCTTCGCTGGAATAAAGCTGGTGGAAGAGTTTTAAGTGGCCTAGCCCGTCGTCGCCAGGCAGAGGGTAAGCTTTTCAAGTCAGAAGTATAATCACGTAAGGATCAACTATGTCTCTGGATTATTGGTATGATGGACAATTGCGCCGTTATTGGTTACAGTTCTGTCGCATCTTTGAAGGCTTCCAATATGAAAGCGGGGTAGGTGCGAATGGTGTTAAGACTCTTCGCACCTTCCCAGTTGGTCTTGGTAGTAAGAATCGACAAGTTGGGCATATTCTAAGGAATGGTAGCGAAAACACCACATTGTCTACTCCGAGAATTACCTGTGAGATGGTAGATATTGTGCCTTCTAGTGAACGTCGACAGACTCCAAATCATGTTTCAACTGTAAACATTTTTGAGAGAGCGATCGACCCAGCCACCAATCGTTATACCAACGAACTAGGCAAGACCTATACTGTGGAACGATACATGGCTATCCCATATGATATGACCATGCGGGTCAATATCTGGACATCAAATGAACAACAAAAGCACCAGTTCATGGAACAGGTCATGGTATTATTCAATCCAAGTATTGATATACAGACCGGTGATAATCCAATCGACTGGACCTCTTTGACAGTTGTAGAATTGGATTCAATTACTTGGACCAATCGAGAGCTACCAATTGGCACCGACGACGATATCGAGATATCAACCTTGACCTTCAAGATGCCTATTTGGTTATCACCACCTGCTAAGGTCAAGAGACAAAATATCATCCATCAGATCATCACCAACATTGGTCAGATGAACCAAACCTATGTGGAAGAACAAGCCGGAGGCTATAACTTTGCTTCCAGCGATCTGCATACTAGAGTAGTGGTAACTCCTGGTAATCATCAATCTAGAGTAGAAGTTCTCCTAGACTCTACCGGCAATCCCTATTGTGAAATCACTCTCTTGAGTGAAGAGGGGTTGGAGACTAAGCCTGACGGTGGGACCCTGTGGTCTTGGAGAGATCTACTGAATAGGTATGGACAATACCGTCGAGGCGTCAGTCAATTCAGACTCAAAACAACAAATAATCTAGATGATGATGACTCGGATATCATTGGAATCTTTGACTTCCATCCAACGGAAGTCAACAAGATATTGTGGAATCCAGATTCAGAAACTCTACCCATCAACAACATCCAGACTATAGATGGGATGGTAAGTCCAAACGCCGGACATGCGCCGGGTCGTGGTCTTCCAGATGCGGTCGTTGGTCAGCGATATCTCTTAGCCGACGATTTGGATCCAGTAGCAGAATGGACCAACCTAAAGGCTGACGCAAATGATATTATTGAGTTCAACGGGACTGAATGGATAGTGGATTTTGATGCATCAATCGTGACCGACACCAAGGTGGTATTGAATGGTAGATCAGGAAAGCAACTGCGCTGGACTGGCGAGATATGGGTCGATGCTATATCAGCAGATTACAATCCGGGCTTCTGGAGGATCTTTCTTTGATAGAATTGCGGTCTTGAATTAGGCCTCAACAGATAGATGCCTGTGCGGCACTGTCGAACACCTAGCCAAAAGTAGTCAGTAGTCAGTAGTCTGATCAGTTTTTTGGTGTAACGTTCTTGCAGGCATCTATCTGATCCACCAACCATTTGGTTGAGTGCTCAGGCCCACAGAAATCCAATCGAACATCAGTGTATTTGCAGATGTTGGGATTCAACCAATACATACTGTTGGCTTGTTCGTCCTTGATATATGTGGGATCAACAATAGACTTACCACATACGTGACACCTGGGTCCTGCTGGGAACTGCAATCCAAACATCAAATTCTCCTTTGACTCTCTCTCTACAACGGGATTGATCTGACAATCAATACTCTTGACAATATTGCCAAACCTGTTACTGGTGAATCAAAGGAGCACCTATGACTACCAGGACTGTTTATAAGGTCAAAGATCTCGAAACTGGCCTCTACATGGGCAAGGGAGGATCATGGGATCGCAAGGGTAAAACCTGGGAGTCGATTGGAAAGCTCAAGTTGACTCTGAATCAAGCAGGCTACTGGTCCAATAGCACTCACTACCCTGGCCGGCATGAGAGCGAGCTACCTGGACCCGAGGTAAAGATCATCGAGATTCAAATCGTTGAAACCGAAGACAACATGACCGATCTTGATGATCTCATCATCAAGCAACGCCGATATATCCAACTTGAACAAAAATATGGCGAATCCTTCCGCGACCTCGTGGAAAGGATTGAAGCCCAGGGTCAGAACGACCAGTTCCAGTGGGTCATGATCGTGCAGGCTGGCTACAACTGGCACACCAAAGAATACACCGGTGATATTCTTGAATTGCTTGATATTATCAAATCCATGAAGCTCAAACAGAACAAAGACTACAAAAAGGCTTCAAATTATGGAACAGGTAAAGCGGCAATTGCGTTTACAAGCAAGGAAGTCGCAATGCGGGTTCGACTGATGATGTCAGCGAGTGTCCAGGGAATCGACATCAAGGAATTTGTTGAAACGAATCTTGACGCTGCATGAAATACCATGCTAAATAGATACATATAACTTGTAGTGAATCCATTCGGGGTTGCACTCAGTTATACATACACCTATCGAAAGGTAAGGTAACATGAACCTGAAATCAAACATACTCGATCTGTCGCGTCAGAACAATATCGGCGCACTTTCCCCATTCATGGACAAGCTGCTTGACGAGCAGATTACCAACGGCGTTTTTGCCGCTCCCCAGAAGCTCTCTGAAGTCCGAGACGAAATCATCTCGTTTCTAGTGGATTATCGAGAGCAGACCAATCGAGATACGGTGGTCCTGGGTATGAGCGGCGGTGTTGACTCTGCCCTCACCGCAGCACTGTTCAAGAGCGCGGGCTGGCGCGTCATCGGCGTCACCATGCCGATTGAGCAGAACCCAGCCGAAACCGAGCGAGGTATCGAGGCTTGTGAGGCTCTTGGTATCAAGCACATCAACATCGATCTCACCGATCTCTACCAGGCAACGCTGATTGCTGAATCAGCGTTGGATTATGACCTCGGAAGAATCGAGGTCAACGATACCAAGACCAAGATTCGTCGCGGTAACATCCGCGCTCGACTTCGCATGATTACCCTATACAATCTTGCCTCAATGGAAGAGGGGATCGTTGCCAGCACTGATAACTTCTCGGAACTTGCTGCCGGTTTCTGGACTCTACACGGTGACGTGGGCGATGTATCCCCCATCCAAGCTCTTCTGAAAAGTTGGGAAGTCCCCTACATTTCCTCGATCTCGGGTGTACCCGAGAGCACCTATCGAGCCACTCCAACTGATGGTCTGGGAATCAGCAACGGCGATGAAGCCCAGCTGGGTGCCAGCTACCTTGAATGGGATATCATGGTAAACGCCATGATCAGATATGATCTGGTTGCCCTGGAGAGCATGATTGCTGAAAGCCAGGATGAGCGGGCGGCGGAAGTGTTCAAGGCAGTGACCGGAAGGCTCGGTGGTAGCTGGTTCAAGAGAATGAACCCCGTCAATGTCAAGCATCCGCTGTTCCCCGACCGCTATGAAGATCTTGCTGGGCTGGACCAAGAATTCCAGCCCAAGGTCGTCCTCTAATAATCTGGTTGCGATAGCACGGAAACGTGCTATCGCACCAATGTAAACCAGATAGGAGGCCAGCTATGGTAGACTTCGCACTTCGTGCCCACAATAAAAACTGGCGCATTGATCCTATTGTCCGGTCTCTTCTGGATACTGACTTCTATAAGCTCATGATGGGCCAGTTCATCTTTGAACGATATCCGCTCCACACGGTGACATTTGGACTCAAGAATCGAACAACGTCGTTCGTTCTAGCTGATCACATTGAGATCGCTGATCTCGTTGATCAGCTCGATCATGTCCGGTCTCTTCGATTCACACCGCAGGAGTTGATTTGGCTCCAAGGTAACACCTTCTACGGACAGGAGCGAATCTTCAAGCCGGCCTATATTGATTTCCTTCGGACGCTGAAGCTTCCGCCCTATGAAATTGGATTCAACAAGGAAGGCGACTATACGCTTACCTTTACCGGCAACTGGGCTGAAGTTACATTCTGGGAAATCTACGCTCTCTCGATCGTAAGCGAGCTCAAAACTCGGGCGGCTCTAAAGGATCTCTCGAAGTTTGAACTTGATGTCACGTATGCTTGCGCCAAGAGTAAGCTGTGGGGCAAGCTCAACAAGACCAAGGATGCGGGTGTTCGAGGTCTCTCGGATATGGGCACCCGGCGCCGTCACTCTTTTCTCTGGCATGAATGGGCAGTAAATGCCGCCGCTGATGTGCTGGGTAGTGGGTTCCTTGGAACCAGTAATGCCTACTTGGCAATGAAGCACGGGTATGAAGCAATTGGAACCAATGCTCATGAACTTCCCATGACCCTTTCGGCAATTGCCGCTGGTCGGGGTGACTCTGATGAGGAAATCCGTCAGGTCCAATATGATGTTTTGAAGGGCTGGCAAAATCAGTATTCAGGAAATATTCTCGTTGCTCTCCCGGATACCTTTGGAACCACTCAGTTCCTGAAGGATGCTCCTGATTGGGTGGCTAACTGGCGTGGTTTCCGTCCCGATAGCAAGGACCCGTATGACGCGGCCGATGAGCTAATCGATTGGTGGAAGTCCAAAGGAGTTGATCCCAAGAAAAAGTTGGTTCTTTTCAGTGATGGACTAGACTCTGAGGATATTATCAGTCTCTGGTGGGCTTACAATGAGAAAGTAACCGTTGGCTTTGGTTGGGGAACCATGCTGACAAACGACTTCCTGGATTGTCACCCGCGCGGGGAATCCACACTGAACCCATTGTCACTAGTCTGTAAGGTTACCAACGCCAATGGTCACGCGGCTGTGAAGCTGAGCGACAACTATACTAAGGCCACAGGCCCCGAGGATGAAGTCGCTCGCTACCGCGATATTTTTGGCTCAGAGGGAATGAAGGACGCACCAGTGTATGTCTAAAAACGACCTCTTCAAATGTAAGGGTTGCCCGCACCGGGTCTCGACGAACCAGCTTCGTGGGAGCGGCGGAGTCTGCATTCATTGCGGAACAAAAATGCACCACGATAATTGGAGAGGTTTGGCAGTAAACGTCGCTCAACAGCTTTCTTTGTCCAAAGAGGAAGACGCTGATTTTTGCCAACTTGCTCAAAGTCTGGGCTTAGATCCCAATGAGCTCATGAGGCTAGCTATTTTGGATCGTCTCCGTGTTTGGGAGTCTGATCTTTCGAACAAACTGGTAAATGACGCTATGCTGCTCGAAAAACTTTATCGGAGAACATGATGTCGTACATTTACC